ACTGGGCCGTCAACTGAGTCGCCAGCTATCGGAGAATGGGTATACGACTCTAAGGCTGGAGTGTTTAGACAGACAGGTGGAATCGAGACAATCATACCGAAAGAAGGAACCTACACTGACGGTCAGGTGGTTAGCTCAACAGACATGAAGGACATATACAAAAGCCAAGGCCCAAATGAGACAACCACCGATCTAATCACTCCCGTTGATTGGGCAGGAATATTTAATACAAGGGGGGTGGGCGATGTTATTGCAGAAATGGCAAGGCTTAAAAAGTCTTCTCAGGATGTTGCCAAGGAGTCTGGGTTCTCTACTGCTCAGATTGATAAGGCCATTGCTGATTATAACGATCAAGCTGTTGCTGATTCCGGTGTCGTTTCTGGCACTAGTGCTGGTGATACTGGTACTGGAGGCGCTACAGGTGCTGGATATACTGGGGTAGGCATTCCTGTCACTCCCGGTATGAGCACATTGCCTGATGGCATGGTTGGCCCAGCTGGAACAGCTCCGACAGGCACGACAACTAACGGGACTAACGGAACTAACGGAACCAATGGAACAGCGGGGACTAATGGCACCAACGGGACTAACGGGACTAACGGAAGGACGGGCCTTATAACCAGCCTAGTTAATGCCACTCCTGTTGCGTCACAGCTATTCAAGCCCGAGCTATTTAAGTCGGAAGCTACGACCAAGGGACTCTTTGACATGGTAATGAGGACAAGAGCATGACATATCTACAGCTTATAAATGGAGTGCTTAAGAGGCTTCGTGAGAATCAAGTTGATACCGCCGATGCTAACGAATACTCTACTCTCATAGGGGCCTTGGTTAATGATGCGAAGTCTCAGATTGAGTCATCTCACTCTTGGTCTGCATTAAGAACTACCTTGACCTTCTCTACAGTTGCCGGGACTAGCCTGTATTCCCTGACAGGCAGTGGTACTCACCCTATCATCCAAGCTGTTGTTAACGACAGCGGGAATAACTTCATTACCTCTAGGGATGCGAACTTCTTTAATCGAGCTTATTACATGGGACAGGTGCTTGAGGGTTCTCCCATCTACTTTACTCTGTCCGGCCTTGACAGTAGTGGAGACCTGAGGATTAAGCTGTATCCACAGCCTGATGCGGCATACAACATTCGGGTGGATGCGGTAGTTCGCCAAGCAGACCTTTCGGCTGATGCTACTGAGATGCTGCTTCCGTATAACCCAGTGCTTCAGTTGGCCTACGCAATGGCCCTGAGAGAGCGCGGAGAGAGTGGCGGCCAGTCAGGACAGGAGCAGATGATTCATGCGGATAGAGTTCTGTCTGATTACATTGCAATTGACGCTAACTACTTCCCCACTGAAACAGCTTTCGTAGTCGTATAGGAAACTTATGGCACAGCAGATTCAGAACATTACGATCACGGCTCCGGGGTTTGCAGGGATTAACACCCAAGACGCGCCTCTGGCTCAAGACCCTAGCTATTGCGCTATTGCGGATAACTGCGTGATTGACAAGCAGGGTCGGGTAGCTGCCAGAAAAGGAGCCTTGCTCCTCACGACTAGCGCAACACCTCTTGGGTCATCCGAGGGGATTAAGGCTATTAAGCAGTTCCGTGATGACTCAGGGGCCACTATTGTGTTCTCTGTTGGCAACAACAAGATATTTACAGGGACTACTACCCTTACGGACGTCACCCCTGCTGCTTATACCATTACCTCAGACAACTGGAAGATTGTTGCGCATAACGAGCACGTCTACTTCTTCCAAAGAGGCTATGTTCCACTTGTCTACTCAACGGCCACAACTCCAGTTAAAGTTATTACAGCGCACCCTGGATACACTGGAACTGCCCCTAATGGTAACGAAGCATTAGCTGCATTCGGAAGACTCTGGGTAGCTGACACCACCACAGACAAGTCTACGATCTACTGGTCGGACTTACTTGAAGGGGCCAAGTGGACAGGTGGCAGTTCTGGCTCTATCGACATAAGTAAAGTCTGGCCTAACGGGTATGACGAGATCGTAGCCCTTGCTGCACACAATGGATTCCTTGTGATCTTTGGCAAAGAGTCAATGGTTATCTATCAGGGCGCTAATGACCCTTCGACGATGACCCTTTACGATGCCATATCGAGCATTGGTTGCTTCGGAAGGGACTGCGTCGCCTCTACTGGCAAAGACCTTATCTTCCTTGATAAATCAGGGCTTAGAAGCCTCTCTAGGACTATACAAGAGAAGTCTGCGCCTATTGGAGATATCTCACGAAATGTCAGCCAAGACTTTAAGATACTGATAGCAGCAGAGACTGGTACTGTTTCTGTTCATTACTCTCCAACAGAAGCCTTTGTGCTGGTTAATCTCCCTTCTCAGTATGTGACTTATGTGTTTGACACACAATTCCCGATGCAAGATGGGAGCTACCGGGTAACTACATGGACATCCATGCGGCCTCTGTGCTTTACAAACCTCGTGGATGACACGCTTTACATGGGGCTTGTGTCGGGAATAGCGGAATACTCAGGCTATCAAGACAGCGGAGAGTCATACGTTCTGAGCTACGAGAGCCATCCACTGAGCTTTGGCAGCACCTCTACACTCAAGTTCCTCAAGAAGATTAACTTAACCACCTTCAACGGAGATACTGCTACGGTCTCTCTTAAGTGGGCCTATGACTACACGGCATCTTACAAAAAGAGTGTCTTTGTGTTGCCCGCCAACAATGTCGCCCTATATGGGGAGGCCGAGTATAATGAAGGCGAAGAATACTCTTCGTCTATTTCACTGATTAACCGAGAGAAGATTAACGCAAGCGGCCAAGGGACAGTGGTATCGGTGGGCATTGAAACAGACGTAGATGGTAGCTCTATTGCCATCCAAGAATTTAACATTCAGGCACTAGTAGGCCGAATCATCTAGTCGGAGATAAACATGACGTTAGCAGAACTTCAGCAAGCACTCAGCGGAGTTGGCAAGTTTACAAACCAGTACGGAGATATTCTTGCCGGGATTGGTGGAGCTGTAGCTACAGAGAAAGGAATCTCTGATATTCGGGATACTCAGACTGGATTAATGCAGGGGCTTACAGGAAGCTCTACCCTGGCAGGGGCTTTTCCTGGGGGTCTGCTTAACTCTGTCAAAGAGGGCATGCAGTTCAAGCCTTTCACTGTGACTTCTGGGACTGGAGCCACTGCTACCACGGATACGGCAGGTGGACTGAACCTTAATCTAACCCCCCAAGAGCAAGCTCTTCAGCAGCAACTGCTTGGCCTTAGTGGAGACCTTGCCGGCGGGATTGGGTATGGACGTCAACAGACTCTCATGGATCTGTTAAGAGGCAATCCTCAAGATCAGCAGACTCGTGAAGCTGATATCTATGGTAGGCTTAATGCCATGCAAGCCCCTGAGCAGGAGCGTGCAAGACTTCAGCTAGAGCAGAGACTTTCGAATCAAGGAAGACTCGGCGTTAAGACCTCAATGTTTGGTGGAACTCCTGAAGCCCTAGCCCTAGAGAAGGCGATTGCTGAACAGCAAGCAGGTACGGCTGTAGATGCAATGGGTCAAGCTAGGGCAGAGCAGGCTCAATACTCTGGTCAGACTCTTGCGGCCCTTCAGACACAACTTCAGGAGCAAGAGCTGATGGCTCAGTCTATTCCTGAGTTCCTGAAAGCGGCTTACACCCCGCAGGCTGGATTGCTTGGGGCTTTGAGTCCTTCTGTTGATCTCTCACGAATCCAGTCAGCCCTTCAGGCTGGCGGTACAGAAGCTGTATCTAACCTTGGAATACAGGGGCTTACTACCCAGACTAACCTTGAGTCGTTCATTAACGCCCAAAGACAGCAGCAACTTCAGGGCCTGTTTGATCTTCTTAAGACTCCCAAGCAAGACAATACAGGTCTCGGAGATCAGCTACTTAAATTGCTCGGACAATAAGGCTACCCATAAGGCTTTCATAGGATACCAAAATGGCTATTGAAATTACCTCCCTGTTCCGAGACATACTTGAGTCTCCTGAGCAAAAGCAACAAAGACAGATGGCAGAAGGGTTTGCAAGAAGTCAGAACGCAGTGTCTCAGCTAACAGGTCTGGCTACAGCAGCAGCCCCTTTGGTAGGGACTATGGCTGAACTACAGGGTCGTCGCACTGAAGCCCTTCAGAGAGGAGTAGGTGGTCTTTTGGGTAGGGATGTGCGCTCTACCTCTGAGAAGCTCCAAGATGCACTCAAGGGGTTTAACCCTCTAGACCCTCAGAGCGTATCTCAAACAACTCAAATGCTTCGAGATATGGGTCTGGGAGCGCAGGGCGCACAGGTTGCTGCAATGGCTCTTGAGGAGCAGCAGAAGTCGAAGGCTATGACGGAAGAGACTGCTCTTCGGGCGCAGCAGGCAACGTCGAACAATCTTGCCATTGAAAGCTTGCAACAGCAAATTGCCGCAGAAACTCTAAGGGCTGAAAGAGAGCAGGAGTCTTATGATCAGGCCAAAACCATTATTACTAACTCCTCTAATATGCTAAGGAGAGTAAATCCCGCACTAGCAAATACTTTTGAGGGGCTATTTCCAGCAACTCCAGAAGGCGCGACTATGGCTAGATCGGCCACGCTAGCTGCCATGCAAGCGCCAGAAAGAGACCTGATTACAGAGACTGTTATAAATCCAGAAAGTGGGCTACCAGAGGTTACTCTTTTCGACAAGAACGACCCTGCTTACCGGCAAGCATTGGGGGTGGATGATTCTGCATTATCCGCAAATGAAGGAAAGCCGTTTGGCCCAATGCGGGCAGCCAGCGGGCAGGCTATTCCGCAAGATGCGTTTAATGCCAAAGCGCAGGTTCAGTCAATATTTAGCCTAGCCTTTAACCCAAATCTTGAGGCCGTTGTTGGCCCTAATGATGTCCGAAGGGCGCTCTTTACATTCAACCTTGCTCCAGAAGCTGCGGCCATTAGGAATCAAATAGAAAGGTCTCAGGTCGCAGGAATACTGCCAATTGTTAGGCTGATTGCCCCTGTTACAGAGCCTGACGTTGTGCTTCTAAAGGAAACGCAGCTAGGGCCGAAAGACAGCCAAGAGACATGGATAAAAACGACAATAGAAGATGTTGTCCCTAATGCCATTAACGTAATGAGCAGAAATTTAACAGAAGAAGGCCAAAGCCTGTCTGCCGTTCATCAGCTTGCATTTGCCTCGTCGGAGAGGGTTTTGCAAGAGGTTGTCAACAATCCGGGAATATTTGGAGACTACAGCCTGAATGATGCCGTTAACGGCGCTTTTGCCATCCTGCCTAATATTAACAATGTTGACGTTAAAGAGCTTCCGACATCCTTGACAATATTTAAAACTCCGTCAGGGACTCTTTTTAGCGGAGAGATTGTCAACCTTCTTAGGCAGAGACAAAATCTTACAAACGAGCAAGTAATCGATCAATTTGATCTAGAAGTTCTGGAGCGATAAATGAGCAGAGAAAGCACGTTGGCCGCACTACAGGCGGCGTCATCTTCTCCAGCAGTTGACGAGGTGGCAAGAATATCAGACCTGACTGGTGCCGCCCAATACGAGGGGCTGCGTAGAGGCGCTCTTGAAACAAATCTTATATCCGCCGGAAGGAGAATGACAGAAGTAGGGCAGGCAGCAAAGCAACTGTACACAATGGGAGCTGAAGCCGTTGGGCTTGCCGAAGAAGGCTCTACATCTGCCTATACCGATCAGATCAGGAAAGAGGCCGAGATGTATGCAAGAACCCCATATGCTCAAGGGGGAACCTTTGGGCAAGTTGTTGCTGACATAGTAATGACCCTTCCTGCGCTTGTTGTTGCTGGCCCTGCTGTTGCCACCCTAAGAGGGGCTGCGGCTCTTGGCGCTCTTGGCGGTATATCTAGGCCAGCATACACTCAAAGCGATCTAAATCTTCTAAATCCTGAAAGGGTTCAGAATGTGGCAATGTCTACTCTTGCATCTGTAGGCGGCACATTTTTAGCAAATAAGCTCCTTCCTGCCGTAACAATGAAGCTACAGGAAAGAATTGCATCAGCGCCGTTTAGTGTCGAAAGAATATCATTAGAGGGCGTGCAGAGGAGCGCGGCAAAAGAGGCCGTTGAGTCTGCAAAAGCATTTAACTCATGGGTTACTCCAGCCGAGGCAACAAAGGACGCTATTGCTAGACAGAGAGAATCCGGGCTAAGGTTATTCGGAAAGAGCACTAGGGGTCTGTACGATAAGATATTACAGCGAGAAGAGTCGGTAAGAAACTCGCTTAATAAAGTTATTAACGGAATAGTCCCAGAGGGCGATCTGGCAGCAAGGCAGGCGGCAGCTCAATATTCTGACACTGCATATCAGACTAAGTTTCCTTTGATGAATGATCTGTTAGATAGCGACCCAATATTGGCAGAAATGTATTCTCAGATATCCAGCACTGCAAGGAAGGAGTTTGTCAGAAGGTCAGGGGGGAGAATTGACATAAAGCCTGAAACGGTAGGAGAGCTGCACTTAATGAGGCTTGCGCTTGACGACACTATTAAGACAGCCAAGGCAACAAGCGGCGGCGTTGTTCCTGCCGGACTTGCCGAATCAAGAAGATTTCTTACTGGAGTTGCAGATATTTATGCCCCAGAATATGCGCTCCAGCGAGGAATTAGCCAGAGACTTATATTTAAAGACAAGCTCATTGAGGTATTGCGCGAGGCAAAAGATAAGGACATCACTACAGATAACTTCTATAAGACCTTTCTTTCTTCCGAATCGAAAAGATCAGAGCTGTTTAAAGAGATAGACAATATCACTGAAAAGCCAGTATCTGATGCGGTAAAGGCCAATATTCAGGCCATTACTCCGTTGCTAAGGGCGCTAAACGATAGCCCATTATACAAAGCTCTTGGCATAAGAGGATTGGATATTAAGGGCCAGGGGGTCGGTGGCATGATTGGTATTGCTATTAACTTTACCACGGCAATGACGAAGGGGGTGCTTGATAAGCGAATAGCTGACTTTATTACAAGCCCATCATGGATAGAGTCATTCACAAAGAGGGCGGCGAATAAAAGTACGCAGCAACAAAATAGGATAATGGTAGAGGAGTTCTACAAGTATATGGGAAGAACTGCGCCAGCGGTTGCGTCATCCCTGAACTTTTCAGGAGCAACAGAGCGTCTTGAGCAGGAGCAAAGAAAAGCCCCATAACGGGGCTTGTTCTCTAGGTGGTTACTCTGCGGACTCTATCAATTTGTTGAGATACCACCTAGCTTTCTTCAAGGACTCTACTCCTCCCTTATCCCTCCATCTCCACATGTACTTAATCACATTCCCCTTCATGTGCCCCTCAAACTCTTGTTGAGACATCTGCGCTCTCATGGCGTCGATGCACTCGATCTCACCACTAGCGTAGTGGGCTGGCTTCTCGACTGAATCAAACGGATCAACATAAGGATCAACACACTGGTTAACATACGGGGTAACAGTCACAGTATCCACGAAAGGAATGGAGTCTGGCCCAGAGCTACTGGTCTGCTGAGAGACTGGACGCGAAGACAGATAACCAAGCGACATATACAGTTTAGTCCCTTCTCGATAATACACTGCCCCCGGCTTGGGGTCGGTAGGTCTAAGCGCCTCAAACAATGGCTGGCAACTCCCGTTATCTTCGATCAGCCGCACTGTAGTCCCTGGAGCAAGCCACGGGTGGCCTGTCACACTGAAGCAAGCGTTAACCCTGTATCCTGCCTCTTCACATGGAGTCATACGACCACCAACGGAATGGCCTTCTCGGCACATGCAAGGGGTCTAACAGCGTAAAGAGAGCATGACTTGGACGTACATGCCTCTACCTGTTGTCTCCACGTTCCTGGGCCTGAAACAGCGTCATAAATGCACTCCTTGCACTTATCGTTAATAGCCTTTCTCATGCTTGGTCTTTTAATCATATAGCCCTCATTTTGCGCTTCTGGTGTTTATCCCCGGTGCTGATTAGCCCGTCCCTTTTAAGCTGTCCAATTCTTTCATACGCTGACTGGTGAGTTATTCCGCAGTGCTCTGCTATTTCTTTGATTGAACACCCCGGCTTTTCAGCTATGAAGGATAATGCTTGCTGTTGTTTTTCTGTCACATCATTCCCCTAGTGTATTAGTACGTCTTTGTCTCGCTCTGCTATGATCTCGCACTCACACGCAGAACACTTTATATCACCATTATCAAACACATTGAACAAGTCATTATAACATTCAGGACAAGTAAGCAAAATCAATATCTGTGTTTTCTGTTTCATGCTCGCCACTCCTCTTCAGAATAAAGCTCCAGAATCTCTCTTGCCCATTTCACTTTGTCTGCAACTCTTTGGCCGGAAGGCTGAGACGTGCTCCATAGCTCTAGGTTTTCCAGCCTATTGTCGGCACGGTCTCCGTTCTTATGGTGGACGTTTTCATGCGCTAGCAGATCGCGACCTATGTGAGATGCCATCACGGTTCGATGCACAAGATCGCGCTTACCGTTTACAAGCTGTATTTGATAGCCCTTACCATCCGAGAACACGCTTCCAACTACCGCCCTAGGCTTGATAGGCTCCAGCATATCCTTGCCTTTAAGCAAACGCTTGTAATGGGTATCGCAGTAGCCGCGCGCAGAAAGATGACGGCCACACCCCTCTACTGAGCATGCTCTACCAGCCGTGCCGGAATCCTTAATCGCGCCAATCATATTGTTGCCCCTTCTTTTTCGCGCTAGGTGTCCTGCACAGAGGTTTTTCGCCTTATATGGCCTAGCGCATCCATCAATTGAACATTTTCTATCCGGCATTAAGCTCTCCACTTCCCGTCAATTATCCAAAGAAGCGTTCTTTTTCCATTAGCGTATATGCAACAATGCGTATGTGACCAGCTACTAGGGCCAGAGTTATATTCAAGTCTAAGGTTTGAAGATGTGCCCGTCTGGTACACCCCATCCATAACGCCCGCTGTATGACTGTGTCCGATAATAGACTTAACCCCTATCCTGCCGAAGCCCTTGATTGCACCACGAGAACCATTTGGGCCTTTGTCTCCATGCATCCCTACTTCAATCCCCTTGATCATTACAGACTCGTCTCTGTGCGGGAACTCGCACTGCTGAGAGCACGATAACTTTCGTTCCATCCAGTACACAAAGGGGTCTATGTAACTAGCTCCTGAGCTGGACATGGTAGCGGATATGGCGATCTCTAAGGCAGTCCTTAGGTAGAAGATAGCGTTCTCAGGGTCTTCCTTCCAGTCAGTGTCCTCAATCCATCTCAGAAGCGCATCAGGGTGGTTGGATGCAGCGAAGATAATCCTCTGCCCTTCCCTTGCGTGCTTGTCCACAAAGGCAGCACACTCGCTTAGTTCATCCTCTACGCTTGATCTCTTATCTCTCTGCTTGGCAAGGTTACTGAATGGCTTATGCCGATGATGGTGATTCCTAGAGTGGAAGTCCATCACATCGTGGTACACAACGGCCTCTGGATTTAAGACATTCATCATGGAGTGCTTAGAAGTAAAGGTTGCTTTCACCACGTCAGGGTCTACGAATCTTTCGTGAAGATCTCCTAGAACCAATCCCGCAATTCTGATGTTTCGCTCCACGCGATCTTGTGTGTACAAGCAATCCAGGTCATAGAAGCTGCCGTCATCGTCAAGGTTCAACTGTCTTATGTGGAACCTATCTCCGTCTATCTCCACGACCAAAGCCCCGAAAGTATGGTGATGCCCCCCCTTCTTGCCTGCCTTTGAATCGGAGTAGTTGTCTAGGGTAATAGCCCCCGTGGTATGTACGATCTTGGCGAGTCGATGTTGAGGAGTGGGGATTGAAACAGTCTCTAGCTTTGGATGGCCGATGATGGTTGACTGGCCCCCGCAGAATGTCTCCATGCCGCTTGTGGGGCGTACTGCTGTCGGCTGGATTCGGATGTCAGCCAGGAGGACTAAGTTAGCGTTTAGCTCAACCCGTTTATCCACGAGGTCATGCTGTATCTCACTCGCCCACCAATCCTGCTTCTCATCTGAGGTAGTCCATGAGGAAGTCGGATTGTGGTAACGGTTCGGCACGACAATAAGCTCGGCGGCATTCTCCCGGCAGTACAGACGCAGAGAGTCTAGGCCTTCCTTGAATACAGGCGTGGCGTTCTGGGCTGAGGTGATAACGTAACGGGCCTTGGCCTTGATGCTGATGTGCTTCGAAACTAGCTCGGCTTGCTTTGGGGCAAGCGGCTTGATCTCGTTAGTTGCAGGGCTGTAAATTCCACCTCTCGACTCTCTAGCAAGGAGCTTCTCATATGTCTCAGTTATTGTGCCCCTAGTGATGCCCAATACCCTGGCCGCCTTGCTATAAGACTGCGCGGCTATCATCGCCTGATAGTGCTCACGCTGTTTTTCTGTTGTGCAATAGTCCATTAAGTCATCACGGATAATCATAATGCCACCCCTTGGTTATAAACGAACCCCAAACATATCAGCAACAATCAAAAGAATACAGCTCGCCACAATCCATGCCACAAACTGCCAGCGGTCACGGTTCTTCTCAGCTCGCTTAATTATTTCCTCAGTGCTCAGAGGGTCTCCGTTCTGATCGGTTATCATTCCACCCACTCCCCGGCTGCTATAATTTGCAGCAGCTTTGTTTTTTGTGCGTCCCATGCTGCGCTCCTTGCTGCGCTCCCTTGCTGAGGCCCATGCTGCGCTCCTTGCTGAGTGGACAGGGGCGCATCGACCTTCGGTGGGGTGAATGTCGCGGTTTTTGCTTCATTAACCGCTTGCCGAATTTTCGCATTCATCACAGCGATAGCTTCGGTCACGTCTACACCAAAGTGGCCGGTGGGTTGAGGCCACGCTGGGTCTCGCAGGGCTTCGGTGTGCATATAACACAGACCACTGGACGGTAGGGCTGCTGACGTACAGCTTTTATCTTTACAATGCCGGTTCATTTCTCTGCTCCTTTAATGCCGTTTCTACAAATTCCCATTGGTGAAAGTGTCATGCCCGAGGCGCCTCGGGGGATGGCGGTGATTGTTTTACCTGCAGCGAGGCACTTCGCTATCTTCGCTTCAAGTATCGCCGGGTCGGCTTTCTTCGCGTGCGTTGCCGTCTCCGACAGTTTCCTAAAGTAATCTTTGTTGTGCATCGTATACTCCTCGTCGGTTATCATGACGTCCTTCTTGTGTTGTGGTAAATCCAACTATGGATTGTATTGCCTGATCTTCCGAGTCTAATGGCTATCTCCTTCTGGGATACGCCCTTCTTGTGCAGCCTTCTGGCCTCCTCGACTTCAGCGAAGGGAGCAACAGCCCTGTGGTGTTTAAGGTCTTCCTCCTCCATCCTGCTTGGATTCGTGAGGGATATAAATCCTACCCGGTTCATGTCTCTGAGTACATCTGCCATACAGATCATATGTCTATCCCCTTATCTCTAAGCCTTCTCATTGTCATGTTGAAGCACTTTGATTTTATCTCAAAGCTGGCGGCAATTATGCAGTCCGGTACATGACAGGCTCTCTCCCGTCTGATTACGTCGAGGATGCACATTCCCTCCTCCTCCTCCACCTTTCTTGCCCAGGCCGCTTTGATTACAGGCATGATAACCTCAGAGTTGTGATTCATATTCTTTTATTTGAGCCTTCAGAGTCTTAGTTAATTCCTCGACTTCTGCCCTGTCAAACTTCTTTGGAGTCCAGGCTAGAGCCTCAAGGTGATCCAAGAAGTCCTCCCCGTACATCTCCACCATGTATCTTCGATAAGCAGTAACTACCTTGATATCCCCGTGGGACATTCTGATATTGCAACCCTTACACTGGGGATGGATGTTCTCTTCCATTAACTTGACTGACTTATCACCCCTAGAGAAGTAGTGCCCTGCATCTAGCTCCTTCCAGTGCCTTTTAATTCCGCATGAAACACAAGTCACATATCCTTCAATGTTCTCAGCTATCGCAGCCTTCATCCTCACGACCTTCTGCAAGGCTACCGCACAGTCCTCTACTACTTTGGCTATGGTCTTCTTCTTCATGCTGCATTCCCGAAGTTTATGACTGCGCCTGTTTTGCCGGAAAGAGTCTCTGCCCACTCCAAGACTTGTTGCGAAGCATTGCTCAGTTCAACAGAGTGCTCCAGCGCCTCCGGGTCAAACCCGCCGTAGTAGTGCATCTCGTCAGAAATATCCTGCATGAGCAGGGCTAACATCTCAAGACTTTCACAAAGGTCACGCTTACTCTCTAGGGCTGTCTTGTGTTCCATGCTATGCCTCGTTAGTTCCCGACCCTGCACTGCTTACCCAATTACAAGCGTGAAAAAAGCAGGGCCGGGGATTCGTTAAAAGAAACGGTTATGCTTAAGTGCTCTTACAGTTCTATCACACCTAATCCTATCCTCTCCTTTCAGGTACGGCCTCTTAGCTAACAAGAGGGGGATTCGTGAGGACTCTAGGTATGGACTGTATTTCCTGAACACCTTGACAGCCTCTTCGCTCAGTACGTGATCTCTCTTTATGCCTTCCATGTTCCTGTCCTTATCTAGAGTCCTTGCTAGGCCAAGGGACGTGAATCCCCTTGTCTGCAAGCACCGAGTTGAGTCTATCGAATACCTCTGTCATCTCGCCAGGAGTTAGATCAGAAGAGTGCTCCTTGCCTGTTACAGCTACCTGCATCTTATGCCAGATTTCATCCTTCACTGTCATCTCGTTAAAGGGAACCTGATAACCTGGCTTAAAGAACTTCTCTACTGATATCCCTGCGTCATTCAAAGTCTTGGACACTTCCCGCAGGTAAACATGGAGAGAGGCGTTCTGTCTACCTGTTCTAGTCTCCCCCCTCCATGTCCACACCACGAGCTTGTCCTTCATGTACTCTTGGGCAAACTCTAGGAACTTCTGTCTTGTGTGTTCATCCTTCGCTACCCAAGATTCGCTCATGCTATGTCACCAAACTTCACATCAAGAGCTTTACAGATAGACCAGAGAGTTGAGGCGCTCATGCTGGGTCGGTTTAACAGGCGGTTATAGTTGCCTGCATCCATCCCTATCTTCTCCGCTACCTCTCTTTGAGAGATGCCCTTCTGGGCGTGTAGCTTCTTCACACAATCCCCGAAATGCGGAAGGCTAGAAAGGGATGTCGTCATCAAAGTTATCTCCTCCTGCTGGCTTTGAAGGCTTTGATACAGGTCTCTGTACCGCTTGATTGCTGCCACTATCTTTCCAAAATATCTTAACATTGCCAAGAATTGGGCCTTTTTCTCCAGCATCCTTCTTCTCCTTTGAAATATCCTGAGTTACCATCCCGTGATTGCCGTACTGATCCGGTGTATCTACGTCGATGAACACGGTTGCGTCCAGGTATGTACCCTTAGCTCCTTTGTACAGCAATGCCTTATCAATCTTCGAGACATCTATCTTTACCTGAACCCCAATTTTACTCATGTATTGCTCCTAAACTTCGTTGTTAATATTTCAATTGTTTTTACTGCGTCGATCACGGCACACTCAAGCGCCTTGATAAATTGCTCGTCCCTGAAAACCCTGACGATTAGCGGCTCCATCCTAGGGTGGTAGGACATGAAATCCCACCAGTCCCTTCCTGATATCCACAAGCATCCTTGAGCCTGCTGGAAATACTTCGTGGGCAATACGTTGTCTCTTAGGTACTCAACGTGAGTATGACCAGATGGACACTTAATCTCCAGCCCTCCGTTCTCACCTATCAAACCATCAGGACTTGCCCCTGCCTCTAGCGTGTCGTGCATCAGGAAGCCTACTTGTATTACCAGGTTACCCGTCTCCATCTCGTAAGCGTGTCTAGCAAAAGGCTCTAAGTCCATGCCTCTTTGCATTGGGTCGGTGACTTGAAAGAACGTAGGCTCTCCGGTAAGTCTTTCTGCCACTAGCTGGTTGATGTAAGCATCAGCCTGAGCAGAAGCCCTGCCTGTAGTTGTGATTAACTTGGAGTAGGAGCTGGCACTTGGAACTCCTAGCCTTGCTAGTAGCCATTCAGGACTACCCTGTTCGCATTCTATGATTCTCATTTCAGCCCTGCCTTAGCTGCTTCGATAATGCCAGCGCAACTAGCTCTCTCATCAGGCGTCATGGCCTTGTATAAGGCCCGTAGATCGTCAAGGTTCGACGCTGAGGCCACTGCCTTGACCTGAGCAGGGGTCGGAGGAGAAACGACCTTGTGCTCGTCAGTATCCGCATCCTTGGTGTCATCTATCGCAAACAATCCGTTGAGTGCGTACTTGCGAGCGTAGCTTGAAGCAGTTCCTGTGATCTGCGAGTCATCCATTCCCTTCTTATCGAAGGACTCTCTAGCAAAGGCTGTTGAGGTTCCGATAATCACATCCCCCTTCAGGACTGTCGCTATCGCCTTGACATAAATCCTGTCTCCTACCTGCACCATATCGTCACTCAGGTTGATATGGCATCCATGCTTGAACAGGACTGGCTTTGCAGCCTCAACTATGTCCTCACATGATCGGTACTTGTACTTGCCGAAGGAGTTGAACTGGCCCTTCGGTGCCTTCAATTCTGCTTGGATATCTTTCATTGACATGATTGCATCACCCTGTGAGTTTCTCGTTCTTGTTTGGTATATTCGTGATGGAAGTCTTCCATCTTCTCTTGGAAG